CATAACGCCACCTTCTTTGGCATTCACCTGGGCTACTATCCCGTCACAAGGCGCAGTCAGCTCGTTCTCCATTTTCATGGCCTCAAAAACCAAAAGAGCCTGACCTTTGCGAACAACATCTCCCTCGGTAACCAAAACCTTCAGCACACTACCCGGCATCGGTGCAGAAACCGATTTGCCACCATTCACCTGCTTCTTGGATTTGATTTTGTCCGGAGAAACCGGCGTCTTCATTTTGGGTGCAGTTTCCAAATTTCGCTTCGCCTGCGACTTAGCCGCCTTGACCTCTGCCACTTCCACCTCGTACTGTTTGTCGTTTACGGTAATCAAATACTTCTTCATAGAATATATGGTATTAAATGTTCTAAAAATCTAATACTGCAAAATTACTTTAATTGAACAAATCAACCACATATTTAATGAGTATTAACAAATCACTTGTTTTTCAACAGGAAAACAGTTACTATCCTAATTACCAATTTATTACAAGGCCAAAAAGACTAAAAACCAATACACGTACGCACCAAAAGTGTTGTATAGCATAAAAGCCTCAGCCCATCTGCTGTTATACGGCAGCTTTTTAACGCATATCACCAGCAAAAACAGGCACTTAAACCCACTTTCACTTTAAACTTTTTCACATCATTAAAGAAATTATTCTTTATATAAAGCCTCAATAGGGATTTTTTTCTTTAAATACACCGACCATAGGCCGGCCCACAAGGCAACCCAGGACCTATACCAGCGGGGTTTCAACCCCGCTGACCTTTGTGCCCCCGCGGGGCACGCCTTACAGGATTTATCATAACCCAGGGTTTCAACCCTGGGATCCTGGGCCATGATTGGGAAACAGCGGTGTGCCCCTAAGGGGCACGGACAGAAAAGGGGACTGAAGTCCCCTCGAGGCTGCGCCTCGATAGCTGATCAGAGCAATCTCCTTCTTTGACGGGCCACAAGCTACGGGGCACGGGTGCCCCGTAGCCGCGGACTTCAGTCCGCTTACAAGAACAGGCGCAAAGCGCCTGACCACTTCCTCCCAATAAAGGCAGCTCAGCTGCCGCGTGGACTTCAGTCCGCTTTCAAGAACAAGCGCAAAGCGCTTGACCACTCCCTCCCAATAATAACCCAGGGTTTCAACCCTGGGTACCGGGGCAGGCCGCGAGGCCGAGACCGGGGCAGGCCGCGAGGCCGAGACCGGGGCAGGCCGCGAGGCCGAGACCGGGGCAGGCCTGAGAGGCCTGAGAGGCCGCGAGGCCTGAGTGCCCTGGCCAACACCAGCTACAAAAAACCGCAAACCCTTGTAAAACAAAGATTTGCGGTCTTAAAATGTGATCCCGGAGGGACTTATTTAATGAAAACTTAGTTTCACATGACAATACTGAAAAATCAGCAATTATGCTTTGTATGTAAGATTACACAAGCCTTATACTGAACTGGCCGCCTTTCATTGCATTTCTAAACTTTTCACATCATTGCAGGTTTTAGGTTGCAAATTTTGAATTTTGCAACCCAGTCCCTATATTTGGAAAAGCAAATTCAAAACTAAAGTTATGGCATCACTACTTTTTTTTGTGCGAACCAGCACAAGCAAGAAAGAAAAACCGGTATCAATCCGGGTACGTCTTAAAGACGAAGGGCGACAAGCCTACGCAAAAACTCACCTGACTATCCCGGCGCGTTTCTGGCTGGGGAATGGCCGGACACTTAGAAGCAAAATTTCAAGCTCCGGAGACTTCAAAGAACGCGACTGGTATAAAAACCAGCTCGAAGGATTAAACAGCCACATACTTAGTGAGTATCAGAAAAACGGCGAACCTACAAACGAATGGCTTTCTGAATGTATAGAGCGATTTGCAAATCCTGCAAAGTTCGAGACAAAGCCCGAAAGCCTATTTGAGTACATCGAGCATTTTATACAGCAGGCAGAAACAGCCATAAACCCTAAGACAGGGCATCCGCTTTCCTTACGCATCCGACGGGATTATAAAACCACCTTTGAACACCTTAAAGCATTTGCCGGAAACAGGAAAATTGATTTTAATGATATTGATTTGGATTTTTACGGCGACTTTGTGAAATACTTAGAGACCGTGCCGAAGGTGAACGGGAAGCCCTATAAAGCCAACACGGTAGGCAAGTTTATAAAGAATCTTAAAGTATTCCTGAACAAAGCCACCGAGGAAGGAATAAACAAAAACCTACGCTACAAATCACACCGCTTTGTAAAGATTCAAGTTGATGCTGATAATATCTACCTGAATGAAGGCGACCTGGCAAAGCTCCAAAATCTGGATTTGTCAGCAAAACCACACCTTGAAAAAGTACGGGATTTGTTTTTAGTTGGGTGCTGGACTGGATTAAGATTTGGAGATTTAAGCCGTATTAAGCCGGAGAACATCAAAGACGGACTTATCCACGCCACGCAATCAAAGACGGGCGACAGGGTAGTTATACCGTTGCATCCGGTTGTTTCCTCCATTTTGGAGAAATACGAAGGCAGCTTGCCCCCGGCAATTAGCAACCAAAAAACCAATGACGCATTAAAGGTAATTGGTCAAATGGCCGGTATTGAAGGAACTGAAACAATAACAGAAACCCGTGGAGGCATTAAGAGAGCGATAAAAAGGAGCCGTTTCGAACTTATAAGCACTCACACGGCCCGTAGGTCTTTTGCGACCAATCTTTACAAGTCTGGCTTCCCTTCACAGTCAATAATGAAAATAACAGGCCACAAGTCAGAAAGCGCATTCTTGAAGTATATCAAAGTGACACCTGAAGAACACGCCCAACTGTTAAGCAACCATTGGGCCCAAAGTGGAACCCACCTTAAAGTTGTTTGATATGAGAAAAATATATACCGCTTTAAGCGATTTCAATGAGGCTCTAAAGGCAGATACTGAAGCCTTTTTGTCAGACTTTGAAGGGAGTTCCCCTGAAGATTATTTGCAGGAGGTATTGAATATTTATCTCCAAATGGCCAATTGGATGGAGGTAGCCCAAGACGATTTTCAAAACTACCACTTATACTTGAAGGGTAAACATGAGTTTCAGGATATAGACCTCGCCCCAATAATAGAGAAGTGTACCTGTTTACATGACCCATGGACTGATTATGTGAATGCCTACCACAATGAAAATCCAGATGCGGATATTGACGAAGGGATAAGTAGGGCTAACCATATTTTTGGCTTTCATCCCAACGCTGTTCATTGGGAGGTTGACCCCAAGGTCTGCAAACAACTTTGGTATTCGTTTACGGCCATTATTCAGGATATAGGAAAACGTCTTAACGAACTATCTCCAGACTATTCTATGTTTACCGGACTGGAAACCAAGTACACTGAAGAAGAGCTTTCCGAGATATTCAGACAGTCCGGGACTTTTATTGAAGGTGACGAACGTAGCTTTATTGCGTTTTGTACCCCAGAGCCATTACCAAGTGATTTTAAGCCATTAGTTTGGAGGTTGAATAAAGGCAAAAGCCCTGTTCACAAATCGGCAGCGGTGGAGTATTTCGGTGCATTAATAGGGAAACTTATTGATAAGGTTTTTGCAATTCCAGCTAAGGAAATGAGGGTAATAAACTGTTGTGTGAAAGACATTGAAGGGAACCCGATAAACATAAGAGAGCGCAAAGATCGTTCAGCTTTTCAGATGCAAATCGAAAAGATTTTTGGCATTAAACAGCGGGAACAGCGGGAAATCGTCAAAGTTCGAGATTGAGAATTACAAACCCCACAATCACGTAGAGCCTGCAAATCAAAAGTTTGCAGGCTTTTTTGTTGAAACCCCACAGCTGTATTGTGGGATTTTTGTGGGTTATGTTGCTCTGTTTCAGTTGCTTGCAGTATTTTCATTAAGTAGTTTTGAATCGAATTAAAAACTACAAAAAAATGGATACGATAGAAAGACTTATGCAGGAGCGCAATTTAAGTGTGAGTATTCCTGTTACCCCCAAAGACCTGGAGGACTTCGCTACCAGCGTCGCCAAATCCGTTTTGGCGAATTACCAGCCGAAAGAAAAAGAAGATGAGTTGTTGACGGCCGACGAAGCATCCGAAATGCTGAAAGTGAGCCGCACGGTGCTTTGGCGGTGGGATGTAAAAGGGTTCTTGCCTGCGGTTAAAGTCGGCAGGTTCGTCCGCTATCGAAAAAGTGATATTCTGGAGCTGCTGGAAGGAGGGCGCAAATGAGTAAATATTGCGTTTGTGCCGACAGAGACAGCGGCCTTATCCCGCAGGTGCAGCTGCTCGAAGTCGCTGTAAATAAAGTGCCTTTCGGGTGGGTTATACTTCCCAATACGACCACCCCGCACCTGCCGGAGGCCGAAAAACACTTAAGGTGGTGGGCCCAGAGGCCGAAAAAAGTTCAAGCCGTAATAGACTCAAAAACAATGATGTAGGTATGGCAGGCCCGGGATACATTAAGATTTGGCGGCAGCTCACCAGCTGGGAGTGGTACGACGACCCCAACACTTTAAGGGTCTTTCTTCACTTGTTGCTTAATGCTTCGTGGGCCGAAAACCGGTGGCAGGGCATTACCATACAGCCGGGGCAGCTTGTAACTGGTCGGAAGAAATTAGCCGCTGAATTGAAGCTTTCAGAGCGAAAAATAAGGACTTCACTAACTAAGCTAAAATCGACCAGCGAAATAGCCATCAAATCGACCAGCAAATACAGTATTATAACTATCTGTAAATGGGAAACATACCAACCCGACGAAGCAACCAAGCGACCAGCAAAACGACCAGCAGAAAGGCCAACGAGCGACCAGCAAACGACCACTACTAAAGAAGGTAAAGAAGGTAAAGAAGTTAATAATGCGCAAAACGTCGTTTTGCGCGACAATGATTTTTTAAGGTTTTGGGATATGTACCAGAAAAAGAAAGACCGCCTTAAATGCGAAAAGAAGTTTTCAAAGCTCACCAAAGCACAGAAAGAAAAAATATTCGCAACCCTGCCGGCCTACGTAGCCAGTACCCCCGACCCTCAATACCGTAAAAACCCGCTGACCTACCTAAATGCCCAGAGCTGGGAAGATGAAGTCGAAGACCCCACCCCAGCCACAAACAACAACACACTAAACCTGCAAGAATATTATGGGACTAAGTAACACCGAATTAGAAAATGCCGTTTTAGGCGCCCTGCTGTTGGAGAAAAACGCCTTTGATGAGGTCGCAATGATATTGACCGCTGACACCTTCGAAGACAAGTTCAACAAGGTCGTTTTCACCACCATTGCAGCGCTGAAAAAGGAAAACAAGCCGGCTGATATGCTTTTGGTGGCAGAGCGATTAAAAACCATACTACCACCTGAAGAGGGGGCAACCTACAAAGTCGCTAACCTTACAAGTCACGTAGCGTCTGCCGCTCACCTTGTAGCCCATGCCTATGAACTTAAGGCCCTGCAAGCTAAAAGGGAAATCGTATCCACCGCTCAATCAATCCTTAAAAAAGCCGAAGAGGGCGCAGAGTCAGACGAGCTAATGGATTTACTGAAAAGTAAAGTTGAAACGCTCGAAGATAATTCAATCGTTAACGGTCCTGTTCGCCTTGTTGATGCCGTGAAACAAGTTTTAGAAGACTTAAAAAAACCTGAAAGCCCCGGACTCACCACCGGCTTCCCGACGCTCGATTTGCACTTTGGCGGACTGAGGGCCGGCCGGGTTTATGTTTGTGCCGGGCGGCCCGGTAGCGGAAAGACCAGCGTCGCCTTGTTTGCGGCGTGGGAAAATGTGAAGCAGGGTAAGAAGGTTTTGTTTTTCACGGCAGAGCAGGATGCCCCGGATTTAGCTAAAAAACTTTTAGCCGCTGAAATGAACCAAGGCCATGGCCAGTTAGATGCTGGCAAAAAACCAACAGCTCAGGACTGGCAGAATATTGATGAAGCAGTAGCGAAATTGGAGTTTGCTGCCGGAGAGCTGAAAATAAAGGACTGGCCGAAAAACATTCAAGAAGTGGCTGCCACCATTCGCAACGAGAAAAGGAAAAACGGCCTTGACCTGGCAGTTATTGATTACCTCCAGCTTATTCCGGGAATGAAAAAGAGCACCTTCAGGGAGGCCGAAGTTTCCGAAGTTTCCCGGGCCATTAAGCAAATAGCAATGACGGCCAAAATTCCAATTATCGCACTTGCCCAGCTCAACCGGCAGGGGATTGGAGAGCCACAGTTACACCATTTGAGAGAGAGCGGTTCGATTGAACAGGATGCGGATGTGGTGATGTTCGTTCACCGCCCGGCACTCGATGAAGACAGCAAGGGCGCATCGCTCGATTACGGAAAGATTTTTATTCGAAAAAACCGCCGGGGCCGCACCGGAGAAATTGAGTTTTACAACAAAGATATGAGCAGGTTTTCAGAACAGCCCATACTGGAGCAACCCCTTGACCGACCCTTTTAACTATACTGATTTACAAATACTTAAATACAAATTACTATGAAGACGAGAACGAAAAAAATTTACGAAATCGAAGCAACTAACGACACCCAGATGATTGTTCAGTCTGTTGTACCCACCACCCACGGCCAAAAGCTGGCCCCTGAGATTGCTGTCACCCTTACGGATGAGGTTTCAAGTGAGTGGCCGATTTCGGTAACGACGACAATCAGCAAGGCCGAAGCTAAGGAGCTGGCAAAGCTATTGAATGATTTAGCATCGGAATAGTCCACGCCGAAAAAACAGGTCTTCCAAAGACCTGTTTTACACCAATTTGCAACCAAAAAACACAATAAGATGAGCTTAATTGAAGCGATACCCGAAAAAATGCGGCAGACCTTGCTTGAAGAGCTTCAGCAATGGGCCGAAATGAAAAAGGAAATCGAGCAACGGAACGACAACCGCGAAGCCGAACTGGCACACATTCGGCGGTGTTTAGAGACGGGCGCACCATTAACACCCCTGAATCGAAGCGCAAACGAGTCGATTTTAGGAGATAACGAGACAGACGGGGAATTGTGCCCCGAAGAAACCAAAACCCAAAAAACAGCTTAAAATAGTCAAACTATGAATATCACAACAATTACAGGGCTTACCATTTGGGAAAGCAGAACCAGAGCAGCCACCACTTTAGAGCAATCTTTAACAGCAGCCTTGGAGTCAGGCATTAAAGACTTTGAGAATGCAGATTTTTCAGGCATTGAGATAAGCGGCATTGATTTTACAGGCTTAAACTTAAGCGGTGCATATTTTAAAAACTCAAAGTTCACCAATTGCATTTTTGATAAGTGCCATTTTGAGTTAACATTCTTCTCGTTTGGAATTTTTGAAGATTGTAGTTTTCAGAAAGCAACATTGAAGAAATGCTACTTATCGAATGCGACGTTTGAGAATTGCAATTTTCAAGGAGCAAAGCTTTTAGGAGTTGCAGACCCTCACACCTCCCCAGGTACTATTACAGGCGCCATGTTTACCAAGTCAGACTTAAGCCAGACAACCATTTCCGCTATCATTTTTGAACACTCTGATTTTTCGGACGTGAAGATGGATAACGCCGCTTTACATTCTGTTCGTTTTGATGATTGTTTCGTGGGAGGTCTTAAATCGGAAAGTAGCTACATGAACGGTTTTGGCCTAGCCCGTTCAACGGGTGAACCAGAGATCAATGTAGCATACAAAAAGAATTTTACTGGAATGACCTTCAAAGAAGAACCCTTTGAAATCAAAGAAGCAAACAAGGTTAAGATCTACAGATTTAATATTAAATCAATGGCGCCATTTAAGGGCGTGGCTTGGAACCTTGCAGCCAAAGCAGTAAGAACAGACGACCCAGCAGGACTATATGGCTACGTAGATGGAAGCTTAGGCTTACAATGGTTAGCACATATGGAAATCTTAAGACCAGACAGAAAGTCAGACATCGTCATTCTTACCCTAGAGGTTGATAAGGACCATATTTTATACCAAGGGTTTGAAGTCGCTTTTTCACAGGCAAACATTATCAATGTAGGTACAGCAGAAGAGTTTATTCATGAGGTTATGCCAGAGTATGAGCCGCAACTTGCTTTATTTAAAAAAGCGCAGCAAAGTGAGGAAGACATGGAAGCTTATGAGAAAGTTCATAGGGAGTGGGACATTGCCCTAGAAGTAGACGAAGCCAGAATCGAAAGGTCTGTAAGAGAAAAGAACGGAACACTAAACCGCCTCAATGAAACAGAGTTCAGAGCAATTAAAAACCTTGCTTTATCTCACGCTATAGAGAGCGAAATCCATGGCATTGACCATTGGCAAAGAGTTGAGCGCAACGGCTTATTATTAGCCAAAGAATCAGGCGCAAACACACGTATTGTACAAGCCTTTGCATACCTACACGACTGTATGAGACTTTCAGATGGTGAAGACTACAGCCATGGGCAAAGGGCTGCAAATATGGTACGGGGGTATAAGGAATCAATCTTTAGGGATTTTTCTAAAGAAGAGTTTGACGACTTGATTTATGCTTTAGCTAACCATACCCGGGTAGAGAAAACAGGCAAAAGGGATATCGACACTTGTTTTGATGCAGACCGCTTGGACTTAACCAGAGTAGGAATACAACCAGACCCCGAGCGTATGGCAACGTCAACAGGGGCTTATTATGCATCAAATATGGACAAGCTTAATGAAGATTTACTAACTAAAATATTACAGGACGATGGCCAAATCGAAATATAATGCAAAAACCTTCCCCAAGCTGGCCAAGGGCCTGGCGAGAAAGGGTTATACCGATAGTCAGATAGCTATTAAGCTGGGAATATCCAAGGCAACGTTCTACAGCTACACAAAACTTTACCCAGAGTTCGCTCAGGCTTTGGCAGAAGGTAAGGCCCCGGTTAACGTGGATGTGGAAGACAGCGTTTTGAAACGTGCCACCGGCTATGAATATACGGAGACTAAGGTCATCGCCAATGCCGAAGGAAAGGTTTTGAAAAAAGAGGTTACTGTAAAGCATATTCCTGCCAATGTGGACGCTGCAAAGTTCTGGTTAATCAACAGAGACCCGGCCCACTGGAAGCTGAAACAGGAAATCACTATGGAGCTGGAAAAGCTTTCAGACGAAGACCTGAATGCGCTTGCAAAGCGATTGATACAAGGTGAACTGTAACGCTACTGATATTCAAACAAATAAGACATTATTTTTTGGACTTTTTAAACCCCTGCCATTATGAAAAGGATTGAAGACCTAACGAAGACCGAGAAAGTTGCCTTTTTGAAGGACGTTTCAAGCAAAAAAATTGATCTGAAAGCCCTGCAAGGCAAACCGCCCCTGTTCCTATGCACCAGATATGACGTGTGGATCTATATGAGCCAGCCGCGCACTCAGGCAGGTATCGCAATTACCGAGGAAGCCCGGGAGGCGCTGACACTTATCAATGAAATTATCAAAAATCAACAATCATAATTATTCACTTCAAAACAATTACCATGACACTAAGAGAATTGAAAGAAAAGGCCAACGCTGGCCATGAGTTGACACCTGAGGAAAAAGAGGTGCTTCAAAGGGTAAAGGAAAACCCCTATTACCTGTTGGACGATGATTGCGAAATCCCGGAAGCTGATTTGATGCCGGAGGAGGAAGTAAACAAAAAGTATGAACAAAAGGTGCTCGAGAATCTGGAAGCTTGGGGCAACGGTTTTAAAAAGGAGGCTTAAGCTATGGACAAAAAAGTATTCAAAATTGACGACCTGGCCATTGAACTGGCAGGGGAACGATGTGAAAAGCACCTGGAGGCTGTTCAAGACTGCCTTAATGGGTTCAAAGCCCTTAATATGGGCAACCTGACCGATAAGGTATTTGCTGCAGTAGTTGCTGGCAATCCTGAAGCCTTGCGCCCGGCTTGGGATAAGAAAATTGATGACGAGGTTGCCGGCATAACTACGAACCCGGCTATCGCGAAACGCTTACGCGTGGATGCCGACCAGCCTTTTGATGAGTGGGCCGAAACCGTAAAACAAGCTTTTGAAGAGCGCAATGCCCCCGGCAGAGCAGGCGAAGCCCTTGCACACTTCTTTGCATACGACAAAGGCCGGGCGGCTATTGACCACCAAGCCATTAAGGAGCATTACACAAGCTATTGGAGTGAAGACGGGCTGCATTTGCTCAGTCTGGCAGAGCAGGCAAAAAAGGCGCTGGATGAAATGGCCGCCTTTATGAAGGATAAGGGGGCAAATTTGCTTAAGCAGCCGGTGCTCCCAGGAGACAGGCCCTTCATGGTAATGGGTTACACTATGCCGGGCTACGACCCTATTTTGAGGCAGAAAGAAGGTGCTATCGTAATTGACGAAGCCGAAATCGCAAATCGTTTTTAAACCACTACGGCCAAACTCTAATTATCGGAGTTTGGCCGTTTAACCAAAATTCAGAGATATGGCAATTAAGCCGAAGTTCACACCACAGGATATAAACCGGATGCTTCAACAACACCTTGACCATATCAATAGCGGGATTGTGACCATTTTTCAAAGAGTGGGAGAGCAGTTTGTAAGAGATGCCCGCATGGGTATTGATATAAATTCAGGTGCTTACCCCAAAGGGGACTATACCGACCAGACCGGGAACCTTAGAAGCTCCATTGGTTACATCGTTGCACATGACGGTGTAATTCTTACCCAAAAGTTTGATTATTTCGACCCGTCTCTAAGCCGATTTATCCCCCAAGTCCTGACCAACACAATAGGGTTACGCTGGTCGCTGGTCGGGGCCGCCGGCATGGAGTATGCTTCTTTCCTGGAATCAATGGGGTATAACGTAATAAGCTCACAAGCTCAAACGGCCATGGTTGACCTTACTGACCGGGTTAAGAAGTTTGTTAAGGATGCTTACCCCGGTTCAGATATTCAGTTTGCCAGTTTTTAGTGAAGTTTTATTTAACCAAAATTTAGAGATATGGACAGCGACCTACTTATACCAGCGCACCCTTCGGCGGTTCTGTTAAAAGCCAAAAGCACAGCTGACAGTATTTTTCGTGTTGCGTGGTTTTATTTGTGTGATTTGTACCCAGAGGTGGCTCAACGCATAGCAAGCGATTTAAGCGATAAAAACAGGCCACTTGTACTTTCAGAGCTGAAGGAGATTAAAAGGCTTGTTTATGCAAAGAAAGAGCCAAAAACGCATAAGGACCAGCTGGCCGCCCGTGATTTGTATATCGCAGTTGTGTTAAGCATTTACGACCCGGCCCGGCTTGTTGTTGCAAAGGACTTAAGAAAAGGGTTAAGGGTGATGCTTATTGCTGTATTGGAACACAAGGGTTCAGCTTCAGGCATATCGCAGCGCATTCGCTTAGTAAAAGACTTGCTGGATGTTTCGCGCCCGTTTTCGCTTGAAGTGCAAGCCTTTACAGAATGGGTTTTGTCAAAAATTGACCAGTAACAAAAATAATTCAGCAAAAAAGTTTGCTTTATTAAAAAGTCTTTTCATATCTTTGAAATGCTAAAACATGATTTTTGAATAAGGGTAGTTGTACGGGCTGCCTATTTGGGTGGCTTTTTTTTATGCAGTTAACGGACTGTAAGAACTACCAAAATAGAACGGCATTCACATTCACACCCGTACCACCGTTGTAATGGCGTGGTACCCTTATTCAATAAGTGTTTTAGCGAACGGGTTAAGTGGCGTGAGTGCCGTTTTCCTTTTTATTAAACTTATTTTTTAATCGCTAAAACACAAGCCATGAAAAAAGAACTGAGTAACATCGAAAGAGCAGCATTAGAACTGTTCACCGAAGTTGACCTTTTCACATTAACAGGCCATTTGCAAAGTGGTTTGCTTGACAGGTACAATCTGGCACCCGGGGCCGAAGACTATGAAGTAAAAGCCAGTAAGGTGGCAGACGATATTTACCTGACCAAGCTTATTACCGACTTCTTATCAAAGGCCAGCAAAGAAGTTGATAAGATAATGATTGAGGCCCTGAAGGAAAGAACCAAGGCCGAAGCCCAGCACACAAATTGACCGTCTGCATAGTTGCTTTTGGCGGGGGGGTATGCTTTTCGGAGTGTACCCCTTTTTGTTTCTTATCCTGTTTGGGCAGTATGCGAAATCGCATAGCGGCTTATTATCAACGAAGTCCGTTTTTACACTATCGCAGTACTGGCCTTGTTTTAATTGCCCCTGTTTTGGGGTATTTAAGCAAAACGGCAAATCCCGTATTGGGTTATGGCCTAAAGAACGGAATCCCGTTTTGATAAGCAAAGTGAATTTTGTCACTTTGGAAAATTACACCTTTTCAGTCTCCAGATATTTGAACAGATAGTAAAATGCAGCTTTGCCCAGCTTGGTAAGGCCCTTTCTGTCTTCCATAATCCGGGTAAGATTTTCCGGTCGCATATCCAACAGTCTGGCCAATTCAGTATGAGACAATCCCAAAGCTTCAATTTGCTGGTTGATATAATCAGCTGTTACCACATTCAGAAACTTGAACGGGTGCGCCTGTATGCTTAATTGTGTACCCGCTGGGAAGTCTTTAAGCACTTCGGCAGTCCTTTCCTTAAGTTCCTTTGCTGATAGGTACCGGCCCCCTTTATACTCACTTTGGGCTACCCTTACAGTAACATTCTGGCCGGACACTTCCAAAACTTCAAATTCCACCCGTGCAAATCGCTTGTATTGTTCGGCAGAATGAAGCAAGTCTTCTTTTTGGGAGCTGGTTAAGTATGGGAGTTTGTCAATTCCTTTCATTGAGACAGGTATTTGGTAAGAGAAAAGCGGCCCCCTCACATTTGAGAAAAGCCGCCTTTGCAAATTCAAAACTATCACAAAAGTAAGAAACTTTTACCCGAACGTCAAAGGGTTGCAAAAATCAAACGGGTTGCAAATTGGGTTGCAGGAATCGAAAAGAAAAACCGCAAACCCTTGTAAAACAAAGATTTGCGGTCTTAAAACGTGATCCCGGAGGGACTCGAACCCCCAACCTCCTGGGCCGTAACCAGGTGCTCTATCCAATTAAGCTACGGAATCATTTCCCTGCGTTTGTTGTTTCTCTCAAACGCGGTGCAAATATAGGGATAATGGGCGAATCACAAAATCATTTGGCGTAAATTTTTCTTAAAAACACAAAGTTTTTTCCCCATCCATCAGCCCCTCCACAACAAACCCATTTACCCACAGCCACTTCCTGTTCATCCGGCCCACAAGCCTTGGGGCACAGGTGCCCCAAGGCCGCGGACTTCAGTCCGCTTACATAAACAGGCGCAAAGCGCTTGACCTATCCCTCCCAATAATAACCAGCCGGCACACAAGCCTCCCAGGACTGAAGTCCTGGGCCATGATTGGGAAAAAGAAGTGTGCCCCTATAAGGGCACGAACAGAAAAGGGGACTGAAGTCCCCATCGAGG